TCTCCTTTCCCTACTATATTAGTAGGCTTCAAGCATGGTAAACCTTCTAACCATAAGCATGTAGATTTTTGTGCCTTATCTCCATACTCCCATGGTTGTATAATTTGATTAGGTTTACGATATTTCGTACTCATTATACCAATAGGATTTTCTATAGCTTTTTTAGGTATAGGTGCGTTAATCATTTCCATAAAGAAATCTATACCTTGTTGTTGTCTACCATCAGCTATCTTCTTGGCAAAATGCCTTGCACCACTTACTGCTAAATGGGTGCATGGTGGAAAGGCTATAAGCATATCCCAACCTTTATCTAAATGATCTATAACATCTC